ACTTAATTGCTTTGTGAAGATATGAAAGAGTTGATCCCTTATTTCTATCTACAAGTCCTGAAGTGCAGTAAGTAACTGAATCTCTGGACATTTTGATTCCTTGACTTGAACCACCAAGAGCTCCAGGTGCAGGAGTTCCTGTTGGATATGTCATTTTTGGATTGTAGACAAAATATTCCTCAATTTCAGGAAACTCAAAATCCATTGGATTTTCAACAGTTCTACTGGAAACTCTATACTTATCTCCTTCTTTCTTCTTGGCCTGCCTTACATAACGCATTTTCATTGCGTCAATGTATCTCAGTTCTTGAATTCCTGCTTCTGGATTTTTGAGATCAATTACTTTGTGATAATAAAGTCTTCCATCAATATACCAATTTCTATAAATTTCGTGAGATTTTTTATCAAAATCTAAAAGTTCAAGAATGTATTTGAATTCTTTTCTAATTTTATTTTTAATACCATCACTTGCATTCAGATTTGAGAGTTCAATTGCTATTGGACTATCATTCGTATCGCTTACAACAGCCTCATTTACAATATCTTCAATTGCACTATCGCACTCTGGATGAAGTGCCATTTCACGATATCTTTTGATTAAATCAAATTCAGTTCTATAAACACCCTCAATATCTACATATGAACCAAAAAACCCACTGCTTAAATAGTAATCCGATGCATCCTCATTATTGGGAGGTACTGGAGAAACTGCAGTGGGTGATAGTGGTTCAGTATTCTCAATAGAGAATCCAAATAATTTTGCCATAATTTATTTTTTAGTCTTTATCTTTAGACTATTTATTACGCTTTATTTGCGGCAGGTGTCCAGTACTGAACTTGAAATTCAACTGTAAATTCTTCAATAGTATCTGCAGTATCATATGAAAGGTCAATTGCAGATATCTGTGTTGGGAAAATATCATAGAATTGATAAGTTTTCACAACTTCAAGTCCAGTACCTTCAGCAGATCCTGTGGTACTCTTACCTCTTTTGAATTGCTTGACAAATGCATCTCTCATATAATCTGCTGGATTGGTAAAACCACTTCCATCTCCATATTGAGCGATAGATTGCATCCAAGTTTCAAATGCAGTTCTAATTGTAAAATCTTGGTCATTAATGACAGTAATCTGCCAAGTATCAAATGTGCGGTCTCCAGCAACCTTAAAAATTCTTCCTCTAAAAGGAACATCAATTGAACCAACATTTGATGCTGGTAATGCTGCTGACTTGCAAAGAATTGGGAAATTTGCAGTTAAATTAACTCCAGAAGGTGGAGATGGAATATTAACTTCAAATAGATTGGGACGGGCCCCGCCCCCAATAAGTGCTGATTTGAAATTTTGAATTGTGTGTGCCATTTTTTAGTTCCTCCTTTTTGATGGTTTAATTAAAATCAAACTGTACCAGCAACTTCTTCAAAACTTACACCTGTTCTTGTGGCAACAAAGGTAAGTGTTATGTAGTTAATAGATTTAGCAGGTTTCAGGTAGATATCAGCTCTAAATTCATTATTATCAATGATGTCAGGAGTGTTATTTGTAGTATCACAAACAACAAGGAATCCGTAAAGACCTCTCTTTGCCTGAATATCACGGAGGTATGGTTCAACAATATTTCTGAAGTTTGCTCTTGTCAGTTCATCGTTGAGTTCAAAGAGTTGAGCTTGTGCTGCTCTTTGAAGTGCTTGTTCAATTGTGAGGAATAAGCGACGAACGTTAATTCTATCAAATGCAGATGCATATCCAAGAGCAGTCTTATCACCAAAGAGAAGAGTTCCAACGCCAGGTTGAGTGACGATTGAGTTAATTCTCAAAGGATAAAGTTGATCTCTTTGTGCTTTAGAGGGATTGTATGCAAGTTTAATTGCATTATTCAAGATTCCTCTTTGTTGTCCTGCAGGCGAGAACCAAGGGTATGAAGTAACATTTGTACGGGCCATTAGACCTGCAATATCAGCATTGCAAGGAACATATACAAATTTATTATTAAATCTATCATAAGTGTACTTATATCCACTATCAAATGTTGTAAATGACGAAGATGAAAGTGGACTAAAGTATTGAATCAGATTAGTGGTCTGTGTTGTGGTATTTGTCTGACCAACAAGATCTGCTCTGTGTGGTCCAACAACTGACATACAATCTTTTCTTGCTTCTGCAAGAGACATAAGATATTGTGCTTTTGCTTGAGAATCTGTTTTTGAGACAAGACCGGGGCCCATAATCATGTAATCAACTTGAATATTATCTTTATTGGAGAAAAGATTATATGAGTTTTGAAGATCTCCAAGAGTTGCTGCATATCCACCAGCAGCAGAATAATTAACACCACCAGTTAAATTATAAGTTTTGTTTCCAATTGCACTGAAAGTTACACCCTGAGCATTTTGTCCCCAGAGACCTTGTGCAGTTGTCAGACCTGTAAATGATGTTCCAGAGAATCCAATTGCTCTTGGAGCAGTATTCCAAAAAGTATCTACAGCACTTGATGGATTGTAACCAGCCCAGATTTGTGATGAGAAATCTGCAAGGTACTGCTTATACCAGATTTTCTGTGGAGAATTGACAGAAGAAACCGCATCGAGTGCTTTTGAAAGACCTACATGTTTTTCAATAATTGTACCTTGATTTCCAGTAATCGTTCCAAGGTCATCAACTACAACGATGTGCATTCCATCGCCTTCACCACCCCTATCCAACGAATATTGGTTGGATATTGGTTTTGGTGCAATTGACTTCCAAAAGACTGTGCTATTTGTAAGACCTAAGGTTTGTTGATCATACCAATCTACAACCGTTGCAGGAGTTATGGTTGCAAATGTTGAAAGACCAGTAACAATACCAGCGTTGCTTACAAACTTAATTGAACTGTTAATTGATAAAGATGCATAACTTGCTGATTGAGCATAGTTAATTAAAGTTTCTGTTCCTCCAATTGTAACTAATCTGCTAAATGTTACTGCAACTCCAGCATTAATCGCGGAACCAATAGTAGTTCCAATACCTACTGAAGTAGTTCCTATTGAAGTAATGGTTAAATTATTAAAACCAGGAGCAGTTAAAGTATCTAAAATATTAAGTCCAGAAACACTATTCACGTAAATAGTACTTGTGCCTATACCTGCTGTTGCAGATGCAGTTGTAACTAATGTTGTATTATATTGAGTTGATGCAGTAGAAACTCTTGAGACAATTTTTACATCAACAGTACTGTTTGAGTTTGTAGCATCAGTAGTAACACCCGTAATGATTCCTTTCAGATATCCATTAAACAATGAGGTTGTTCCAGCACCAGGAAGAACAATGTTAGAAAGTGCTGTAGTAACTCCAAATCCAATTGTAGCACCTAAATTGGATAAATTATTTGTTGTAATTCCGATTGTTTGATCTGCAAGATCATCAATAAAACAAACTTTAAGACCATTTGCCCAAGTACCTGGGTTTTTTGCAGCATAGGTGAAATTTGTTGCATCGGGCCAATTATTTGTGTAATCGTCGTAATTCTTAATTTTTGAACTTATTGTAGTACCAATTCCAACACCTGCATTAGCATTATTCAGTGTTGAACCATCAGTTCTAACAACTTTCAGAACGCCACCATATGAAAGATAGGATGATGCACTCATCCAGTACTCATACTGTGCATCAGTAGAAATTGGTTTGCCGAAAGTATTAATCAAATCCTGTTCGGTTGCAATGTCAATTGGAAAATCAACTGGTCCAATTGAAAAAGGGCCAGCAATTGCTCCAATGTTATCTAAAACATTATCAACTCTTCCTACTGTTAAATCAACCTCTCTGACGAGTACGCCTGGAGATAATTGAGGAGTCGCCATGTTTTTCTCCGTAAAGTGTCTCAGTTTATCTGAAAATATTTATTAAAAATATACTTTACATAGGGGAAATATGCAGCGAACAAATTACCAATCAGGATATTGCCAATCACTGGAAAGTTGTTTATTTTTTCTTCTCTGTATTATTCTCTTTACTGTACATTCTTTACATTCATATGAATATGAAGATGGAACAGGTCCCCTGTCTTTACGTGTACGATAGAAATCATCTGTTAAATTTTTTATATCTTTACAAACTCTACATTTTCTATCAGTAAGTAATAAATGCCCAAGTTTTATTTGCTTATCAATTTCCATTATGTCATGTAATCCCACATATGAGACATATCACCATATTCATCAACAAACCATCGATCACCATCAGTATCAACAAAACTTTCAGATTCAGTTCCATCAGATACAAATCCAAATGGTGCCATATCTTGTTCTATTTGATTTTTTTGTTCTTCATAAAGTCTTTTTCTTACATCTTGATCAGTAAGTTCTTTAAAGTAATCTTGTGCAACTAACCAAGCATAGATTACAAGGCACATTGCTAAGTCATCATTACAACCTTCTTCTGCCTCAAATGAATTGTGCTTTTGAATAAAGGTTGTAAGTTCGCTGATGATTTCATAATCATTCAGAAAAAGTTTATCTTCCTCAATCATTGTTTTGAGGTTAAGACATCCAACTTTCTTTACTGTTTTGGACATCTTAACGCCAAGTTGAGTTTTCTTTCCAGAAAATCCTTGACCAACAACTTGTCCTGCCCTACCTCTCATAGAACACATTAGAAGATTGGTGTATTCTAAATCATATTGAATGATACTTGCTACTTGATCTCCAACATCATTTACCTCACATAAGAT